TGTACCACCTGTTGTAGATATGTTACCACTTGCACCAGCACAATTGATAGCTGTCGAATAGCGTTGGCTATTTGGCATCCAAACTGTTGTTGCTGCTGAGTGAGGAGCAGTTGTTCCACTAGTAGCTGCAACAGCCGTGTATGGCTGATTTGCTGGACTTGATGCTGCATCGAGTACGATTGTACCTGCTGCATATGTAGTTCCAGAAACCCAAGTTGGAGCTTGGATAACAGTTAGTGAATTAGGTGCTGTTTGTGGATTTGGGATTGGCAGGTTAGTTGCCAAGCCTTGATCGTTATCACCGATAGCTAATGTTAATGTTGTTGCAGGAGCTGTTACGCCACTGGAAACACGTCCGTTAGGATCGATCATTGCACCAGAAGGTATGATAGCAATGTTGATAATGTCGTATTGAGCTTCGTTACCGGTCCATGTATATGTTGCGGTAATTTTGCTAGGACCTTCGAGAATAGGGTTGTTCTGAACACCCGGTTGTGGAGTCAGCATTCCCAGACCAGATTGGCCCGGAAAGTTGACACCCTGAATTTGATTAGACGCTACGTCTGTATAATAGATAGCCATGTTAGTTGTCTCCTATGTTAAGGGTTAAACTGATTCGTCGCAATTGACTTGGACGACACCCTTTTCTTCTAAGCGAGTCGCATCCATCAAGAGCGCAGTGCGAACTTGGATAGCGTGTGATTGCATAGGGAGAATGTCGATGTGAGTACGTACATCTTCGCCGATGCCCATTAAGAGGAAGTCTTTTTGGTAAGCAACGCAGGTACGGATTGTTGATGAACCGGATTGGAAAGGAACCAATTGGGTACGTACGAAATGGAAGCCCATGAAGTCACGGATTGTTCCGTCACGTAATGCGCGCACATCGTTGTAAAGAACCGAGTTAACTTGATCAACATTTGTGATTAAGTTGTTCAATTCTTTTGCAGAGTATACGAATACACGGCCCTCTTCTTTAACGTCATTGCTGTCCATAATATAGGAAGCCTGAGTTAATTTAGCGAGCTGTAGACCTGAGTTTGCAGATCCTGATCCATAAGTAACACCAACAGTTTGAGTTGAAGGCAGCGTTGTAGCTGTTGTTCCTTGTGCACCTGTGTAGTTAGTACCTAATAGAGCATTGATTGCAATGATGTCCTTCTGTCTGTTAGCAGCGATAGCGTGTTGCTTAGCTGTTGGAGACTGTGGGTCAGGTAGCTGACCGAGAAGGATATGATCAAAGTAGTCAATCCATGTCGTCTTGTCATATGGACGAGGACGAACCCAACGGAAGAATGTTGGAATGTCTGAAGGTTCAGACTTTTGAGCACGAGCGGTAATCTGACGCATTGCGTAAGATTGATCGCCAATTTGATCGTAACGCTTTTGATTGCCGTTTACGTTGTCGGATGTGTACATCCCAGCAAGGCGGTGATCGGTTTGCTGCGCCATAATTTCGCGCCAGTTATCATCGAACGCCGTCTCGTAATGGGGAGGTAGTGAGAATATTGCACCAGCCATGAGAGTAAGGAATTAATTGAATTTATACGGTGTGAGCCGTACGTGTGTTGTACGTTCGCTCCCCGGTTGTCCCATAAGGATCGGTCATCGAACAAAGTTGTTCGACAGATCGCTGGGTCAGCTTGCGCTGGTTGTCCTCTACTCTGTCTGTAGGGCATAAAAAAGCACCTGACGGTTAAGTCAAGTGCTTTAGTGATATGTTAACTAGATCAAGTTAAAGCTGATGATGTACGGCTTGCTTCGTTCCAAGTTGTTCCGTCTGAACAGAAACTAACAATTATAGCTTTTGAAGCTGTACCTACTACTGTACCAGTAACACGGAAGCCTGTAGAGAACGTAATAGTACGTGCGCCACCTGCATCATTGTTGATTTGTACAACTAAACGTGCTCCAGCTTGTGCGACATATGCTGCTGTAATAGTAGCATTGCCTACGCCTGAAGTAGTGTTGATTGCTACGAATCGTGAGTATTGCAGTGTTGGTGCAAGCTCAATAGATGATGCGTAGGTAGGAGCTAGACCTGTTGTTCCTGCTCCGGGTGCTGGTTGACCGGAACCAGTTACCTGTGCTACGAGGTCTGGGTTCGGTGAAAATGCTGTGTTAATTGCCATGATGTTTTATAAGTTGGGGGACGAGGCTATAGTTATAAAAGTATATTATGCTGTCAATACCACGCCGTTAACATCGCGTAACCGTCCGCTTATTAAGGCATTACCCTCATAATTAAATTTCTCTCCCCATGTTTCTGATACATGTACGAAAGAACCTACAGGTGCTATATCCTTGGCTTTAGGGCCAGAGGCTAACACTTCAGCTTTAAAATGAGTACGTAACGATTGAGCGTAATTAGCAGGTATAATTAAAGATCCCTGTTTGTTTGTTGGCTCTACTGGCTTAGCTATAATCTTATCTCCTAATGGTTGTATAAGGGTCATTTGATTGCCTTTGCTGCGGCGAGCTTACGCCATTGGTTAACAGTTTCTTTAGCCATCTTGTTCTGTGGATGTTGAGCATCCCAATAAGGGGCGTATAAAGGGTTAGCCTTGTTAGACGTAGCATCTTTAGCTAATGCAGACGGATCGCCTCCTAAGCCACCCTGTGATTCACCAGACACGAACTTATCTTCAGATGTAGCTAAAGCATGACGCATAGCCATTAAGAAGACATTACTGTTCTTCATAAGGGTTTGCACTTCTGGGTTTTGTAAATCAACTCCTAGCTTTTGTGCACCACGTTCGGCAAGCTCTTGTGCCTTTGTCATAGGAATGTTCTCCAGCTTCAAGGTTTGCGTTAAGGCATCCTGTTGCTTTTGAAAGAAGCTACGTTCGTAATCTTGCTGGGCAAGAATCTGTTTTTGTAACTCTGTTGTCTGTAGGGCTACAAGGTCTTTTAACATCTGTGGAGATGCTGAATACTTGTGGGCAATTTCTGCCGCCCCTTTAGCTAACGACTCATTCCATAGCTCATTAGCCAATGTGTCTGGCTTGGTGATACCATAGTCCTTAGGATCCTTTGGAACTCCGTTTATGGAGTCTAGTAAGGTTTTACGTTCTGCTGCCATCTCAGGCGTAGCGTTAGCAGGTAGTGGCCCTAATGCTTTCTTACCAACGAGCCCTTGCTGGTTAGCCATTACGGTGAGTACGTCATCAAACGTCTTTTGCCGTGAAAGCGTGGCCTTTAAAGAAGAATGATGGTCTGGTAGACTATCTAAGGCTTTATGATTTAATGTACCATCCGCGTTAATGAAACTCTTATAAAAAGGATCTTTAACAGCTGATGGGTTTGCTTGTACTGCGGGTGTAGCTGAAGGTGTATTTGCTTCTACAGGTGTAGGAGCAAAGCCTAAAGCAGGAGCACTACTTCCTGCTGGTGCTGCATCCCCTGTTATAGAATCAAACAGTGGCGAATGGGGAATCATAGATTATTTAGTTGTAGGTTTTACTACGGGTACTTCTTTTGGATAACGCTCTTCACGTTCTGCATACATAGCATCTGCTAGATGAAATGCCATAGATGCACAGTCTTTGTAATTCTTTTCTTCCGAGAAATCGAACTTCTCGCGGAAAGCTACCATTGCTGCAACGGCTGCTTTGTCTATAAATTCTGAACGGTCTGTGGAGTTTGAGCTCATAAGTCTTCGTCTCCTTCTACACCGGGAGCGTAGTTAGTGGCTTCTTCAGCTAGGAATGTTAAGTGAGTAGCGCGTGATGCTATCATGCCGTCTGGTTGGCTAATGATGCGTGCACCTTGTGTAATAGGACCTTTTGTCCACGACTTAGCACCCACCTTAATTTCTTCTAGGTTATCATCATCGGAGTTACGGTTATCAATAATCTCGATAAGTTTGCGGCGTACGGCAGTACGTATGGGTTCTCCATTACTATCCAACTTAACGCCATATCGAATATAAGCATCCTTTGGATAATACTTAAATAACCACTCAACAAAAACTGGAGTGGCATCACCAAGATTTGGATCCATCTTTGGACGTGGTGGAATGTTACCTTTAGGTTCATCTTTCTTTTCGCCTTTAACGCTCATAGTGCGGATGACACGGCCTGAGGAATGTGTACCTTCGCCGTCTGCACCAATCACTGTTTGTATCTGTGAACGATACTTGATAGAGGTTTCTTTATTCTCAAATTCAAGATGCTTAGTTTCTTCGTCGTAATGACCAAGAACGGTTTGCTTACCTTTATAGTTTCTGACGATTTTACCATCATCCGTTAATTCAAACGGAGCGGCTGTTGTGGCTGCTGACATGATTACCTTTTGGTTATGGGTTGTGGCTTAGGCTCCCTTACTTTCTGTGAAAGTTCTAGTTGCCTGTAAATTACCTTTAATAATGATTTGGCCCCGTCTCTGTGGATGCCTGCTGCAATGAGAGCAATACCGTCTTTAGCGTCTCCAAATCTAAATGAATTTCCATCATCTCCTGCACATTTTTCGAGATGTGCGATGACTCGTGATTGAGCTTCACTCCGCATACCGGACAATCCGAATATTTGCGCAAAAGCATTGGCAGTTTGTCCTTGTTCAATTTTGGCCGTGGCGAGACTATCTTGTTCACTTATCATTTAGGTTATTGTTGCATTGCGTTCTTAGCAGCATCTTGGACGAAATCAGGTGAACCACCTAATCCCTTACCAGCCTTACCAAGTTGTTCGGCGGCTTGGAGAGCTTGTTGTTGCTGCTGTAACTTCATGCGTTGTTGACGTAAAGCCATCATCGACCTCATATCCCGTAAGAGTTCAGCAGACATACCAGCGTTACGGCTGTAGTCGCGTACTATCTTATCCATGTCGAAGTTGTCAGCTACTTCCGGTTTAACGGCTATTAGCTGCTGTAGAAATTGGAAAGTCTGTTCTATGCCGCGATTCTGAAGAGCCTTTAATGCAAGACTGATACGGCTAGTAATTGTAATCTCAGGTAGAGCAAGACCACGCTTGTTACCACCTGCGTCTATAAGAAGAGAATCGGGAGGAGTACCAAACTTGCCTGCACGGTACAGAATACCAAAAACTCTACGAAGTAATGGGTTGAGGAACTCCGTGACTCTGCGGTCAAATACGGGAGTGAATTGTTCGAGCTTTTCTGCGAGACGTTGTGAGATTTCATAAGCGGTCATACGCTTATCTAGCAGAGGGTCTGATGCAAGCATCTTGAACATATTAACAAAGAAGGCATCATTGATCATGTCCTTCTTAGTGTTAATCATCTCCATACCTAACTTGTAATCACCAACAGATGCCCATTCCATAGGCTTACCGTTTGGATCATT